GCGCACGACGTAGCGACGTAAGTCTTCGGGTTGCCACGATCCGTTATCCTCTTTCCAGTTCCACAGAGAGGGGGGCTATATATATCTTGCAGCGGTATATAAGGGAAAAGCCAAATACAAGTAACTTTGTCTTCTTTAAAAAAATGTTCCGTAATAAGACATTGTTAAGAAATAATGAATATGTTAAGTTTAATGCACGGACTAGAACAGGATGTGATCATAAGGACTGTTCATGTGAGACAGATATAGTTGGCCAGGAACGTATGCCCAATTATCTGTTTACGGTGCGGATGGCCCGATTAGAAGAGGATATGGAATCTTTTATGAAGGATGTTATAGTGAAGTTCCCGACCTACTTTTCACGCATGGCAACAAGTGAGGCGTTTTCAGTGCAGTATGATTTGACTTCTCAGCTTAATGGGTCTAATGTATTACCAGCGCACGATCCTGGTATACAAGCACCGGCCTATTCGGAGGCGTTACCGTTTGAGATGTCTCCGGAAATACATCATGTAGTTAAAATGGCGGACCGCTTAGATGTGCGATCTCGAACAGGATTAGAGTTCCCTAAGTCCGTTTGGGAAGAAGCTTTTCAGGATCATTCTGTAGAGATTCCATCACTTCAGGCACTTGCGCTACGAGCACGTTCTATGTATTGTTCTACCCTACGCAAAGTAAATGGCAAGAATCGTTGGTTTAATGCGGCGTTGGGGCTATTTGAGAAGAAAAAATGGGTGAACACTTTGTTGACACAGCAATCGGGCGCTCATTCTCCTCCAGACTTGTTTGCCGATGTGTGGCAGCACGCAGCAGAGATAGAGGCTTATTTGGATATGAAAATGGGTCTCGATGAATATGTTGGTAAGCGTGACCACCCTATTACTTTAGAGCCAGTTGGAAAAGCTTACATGGGTTCTGCAGGAGGATTGGATCAGGGGGAGCGTGTTAACGTTTCTCTTCCTGGTGGAACGTTGAAAGTGAGTCCCACGGATAAGAAGTTTACAAAAGTTATATCCGATATTGATCGTATGGGGGATTTTCTCGCAGGAGGTCCAGAACCCGCGGTTTACTATAACTGTGCTCCGAAGCATGAGATGAAATACCATGATCGTAAGACTTGGGAACGGCAGAATACAGAAGACTTAGCAAAGATGGAAGCTAAGTTGGCGAAGTGTCGAGTCTTTGTCATCCCTAATAGCGTGCTTACAGCAGCCGAACGATCTGTGTGTACTCCTGTATTTCAGTTAGAGCAACAACCACCGGTCATGATAGGTTTTAAATGGGGACATGGAGGTGCGGATCGGTTGGCCGAGTTACTTGGGATAAATCCGGATGATGAATGGAAGAAGATCTTGGCTGATGGCGATATATCTGGGTTTGATCATGGAGTGTTTAAGATACTGTTGGATTGGTATTTTAAGCGACTTAGCCGTTATGATAAGCCATCTACACCTATGGCAGAAATGCGTGAGAAGATTATCGAGTTTATTCGCAAGAACATTACCACGCGTTATACACATTTTGTTATGGGGTTATGGTTCATAGTCTTAGGAGGAGTACCGTCGGGATGTTTTAATACTAGCCACATGGATTCTATAATCAATATGTTTTATCTGATATCTTTCTTTGTTCATACTATAAAGAATGCCGCTCCAGAGCACGTACATATATTGGAGGAGGCCATGGTAGATGATTTGCTTTTTGTCGTATATGGAGACGATTTTGTTTACCGTGTCGGGCGAAACCCAATAGTTCTCACATACTTCCACGTTGAGCGTTATGCATTGTTCTTAAAGAAGTACTACAATATAACGTTGAGGGATTTTGGTATGCGCTCGTTCTTGTCGCTACTTCAGGATGGCGACTTCGCTATTGAGGGTACAATATTTCTGCGCCATAGACTCATATTAAATCCGAATAAGGGAGAGCGACAACCTCGATATCTTCCATGTCGAGCAACCGATGAGTACATTATTCGGGCTGTGGTTGGGAAGGCACAACCAGGAAGGACGGTTCTAGATATCATGCTTTCGGTAATAGGACATGCATACGGGACCTACGCGGCAAATCGCGACGCGTATGATAAATTGTCATGCCTATTTTCGTCATGTGTTTTTTTCTTAGATACAGCGCCGTCATATGCGCTAGCAAAAATCTGGGACACCATGTCAGAGGATTCGATTAGAGACATGAGGCGTAAGGGCATAGGCAAAGAAGAAATTATTCGTGGTTTCCCTACTTGGGAGGACTTGGTCAAGAAAAATGAGATAGACAAAGCCTACCATTCTAAGAATGTATCTGAGGATTGTGAGTGGGATTATTTAGAGGATTTTTAGCTTCGGAACTTAGACGCCGTTCGATGAGAAAAATAAAAATAAATAAAAATTATAAAATCCGATCGTATGAAAAAAGACGTAGG